ACTTCTTACAGAAGCTGCACCAACCAACTCAATGGGTGGTGGTTTCTCAGTCACTCAAGCTGCTTCAGCAAACGGAAGCCTTGCTGGTTATGACCCAATCCTAATCAGCCTCGTTCGCCGTGCAATGCCAAATGTTGTTGCTTACGACATTGCAAGCGTTCAACCAATGACTGCACCAACTGGTCTAATCTTTGCCTTCAGAGCTAAGTACGATGGTCCAGCTGGTCTAGAAGCAATGTATGATGAACCAATTGCATCTTTCTCTGGTGTTTCTGGTTCAACTGGTAATAATAATACCACAGAAGGTTCAACCTATACCAACCCCTTTGGTTTAGGAACAAACACTGGTGCTACACTAACAGCTATTACTCGTAAGAATCTATTTGAGAGATTCCGTGGATTCCTTACCGCTGATGCTGAAAAACTCGGCGGAAGTGATGCTAGCGATCCTAAGTTCAAGGAAATGGCCTTCAGCATTGAGCGCGTTGCAGTACAAGCCCGTACAAGAGCACTCAAGGCAGAATATACAACCGAACTTGCTCAAGATCTTAAGGCTGTTCATGGTCTTGATGCCGAATCTGAACTTGCGAACATTCTCTCAGTTGAAATTCTCAACGAAATCAACAGAGAAATTCTACGCGCAGTTTACACTGTTGCCAAGACAGGTTCACAGCAAACTGGACTCGATCTTGCTGGTAGCTACAATCTAACCGAAGACTCAGACGGTCGTTGGTCAGCAGAACGCTATCGTGGTCTTATGTATCAGATCGAACGCGAAGCAAATGTTATCGCCAAGGAAACTCGTAGAGGTAAAGGTAACTTCATCCTTTGCAGCGCAGATGTTGCATCAGCACTTGCAATGGGTGGATTCCTCAATATCTCACCAGCACTCAATGTCAACCTAAGCGTTGATGATACTGGAAATGTCTTTGCTGGAGTCCTCAATGGTCGCTATAAGGTCTATATCGATCCATTCGTCCCAGCAGGAGTTGACTTCTTCCTCGTTGGATACAAGGGAACCTCACCATATGACGCTGGTATGTTCTACTGCCCATATGTTCCTCTCCAAATGGTAAGAGCAGTCGGTCAAGATACCTTCCAACCAAAGATTGGCTTCAAGACTCGTTACGGAATGGTTGCAAATCCATTCGCCAAGGGTCAAACAAGCTTCGCTGGCTCAAACGCACTCACAGATGGTCTAGATCTAAACAGCAATGTTTACTACCGTCTAACCAGAGTCAAGAGCCTCCACGGTAGAGAAGGCTGATCGGAGTAAGTCTTAACGAACAGGCTGGTCGAAAGACCAGCCTGTTTCTTTATAAATACTATTATGTTCAATCCGAGCAATATACCAGACGATATCAAAAAAGAATTACCTGGAGATTTCTTAGCAAAAAATCCAGTGATTCCAGAAAATAGAAATTATCTATTACAAAATAAATTTATTTTTATTTTAAGCAGATGTCCAACTGTAACATACTTTGCTCAGAGAGTAAATTTACCATCTTTGAGTTTAGGTCAATCAATTCAATCTACTCCAACTGGAATAGAAATGGTAAGACCTGGAAATCGATATATTGTCGAAGATATACAGTTAAGTTTTCCAGTTGATGAGAATATGGTAAATTACAAAGAGATATTAGATTGGATGCAAAAAATAGCACCGTGGGTAAATAATAAAGAGAGATTAAGTGAAATTCATAAGACATCAAGTGCTATTCTCTTAATTTTAAATAATAATTATAGACCAATAATATCATTTAAGTATTACAATATATTTCCATCATTTTTGTCTGGTTTGGATTTTGATGTAACTTCACCAGATACAGATCCAGTTATTGCATCTGTCATTTTTAACTATACACATTTTGATATATTGAAAGATTATACTATTTAATATGAATTTAGATGAAATTAAAAAAGAAGCAGATAAAGATCTTTCCATCGATAAAACAAATTTAGATTATGAAGCTACTGTTATACCACAGCAACATAACAAATATCTTTGCATTTTGTTTGATGAAAAACTTATACTTTCAAAGTACGAAACCGATTTATCAAAATTAAAAAGAGATAAATGGTTATATTACTCTGGAAAAATGAGTGAAGAAAGATTGGCTGAATTAAATTGGGAAGCCTTTGAACTTTCTCTTATAAGACAAGACTTAGACAAGTTCATCGAAAGTGATAATGATATCTGTCAATTAAATTTGAAGATAGAATATCAAAAAGAAAAAGTAAATTACATTGAGGGAATTGTAAAGGCAATTTCCAATAAAATGTGGTCTGTAAGGGCTGCAATTGATTGGATTAAATTTACACAAGGTGTTTGATGATAAGAATAGAAAAACTAGATGAAGTTTTTATAAAAGTTCATTGTGATGATTCTATCGCAAAAGAAATTTCATCTTTTTTTACATTCAAAGTTCCAAATCATCAATACACTCCAGCATTTAAAAAGAAAAAATGGGATGGAACTATAAAGTTATTCAACTACGCTTCAAGGACGATATATTCTGGATTGGTTGATTATATAGAACATTTTTTAAATGAAAGAAAGTATCAATACTCTCTTGATGGATTTGAAAAAATTCCATTTGAAGATTCTTACATTGACGAATGGTTAAATAAGCAAATTATATATTCAAATAAAAAGCAAATAACACCGCACGATTATCAACTTAGTGCTGTAAAAGAATCAATTAAAAATAATAGAATACTACTGGTTTCCCCAACAGGTTCTGGAAAATCACTAATAATCTATTTAACATTAAAATTTTTACTTGAAAACTTTGATTCGACAAAATATTTAATTCTTGTACCAACAACAGGTCTTGTCACTCAGCTTGCTTCTGATTTTAAAGATTACTCAAACTCAGACAAGGATTTTTTAAGACAAATTCATCTTATCTTTCAGGGACAAGAAAAAACATCATCTAAAAGAATAACAATTTCAACATGGCAAAGTATCTTTAGAGAAGATCACGATTATTTTTCAAATTATCATGGAATCTTTGGTGATGAAGTCCATCTATATAAGGCTAAATCTCTATCTTCTATAATGAAAAAGCTTTTGAATACTCCATTTAGAATCGGTACAACTGGTACACTAGACAATACACAAGCACATAAACTAATAATAGAAGGTCTGTTTGGTAGGGTTCATTCTGTAACTACAACTAAAAATTTAATGGATGATAAGATCTTATCGACATTGAATATTAATTCTGTAATTTTATCTTACGATGTAAAAGAATATGAAAGTGTTAAAAAAGCCAGATATGCTGATGAAATGGAATGGTTGATTTGCAACAAAAAAAGAAATAATTTTATTTCAAAATTATGTAAAAACATATCTGGAAATATTTTAGTTTTATTCAATTATGTTGATAAGCATGGAATACCACTCTATGATCAAATAAAGAAGGAATCTGGAAAAGAAACATTTATGATTAGTGGAAAAACAGATATCGAAGAAAGAGAACAAATAAGAAAAGTTGTGGATAATCATAAAAACAGTGTTCTAGTTGCCTCATATGGGACATGCAGTACAGGCATAAATATAAGAAACATCAATGCTATCGTATTTGCTTCGCCATCAAAATCTGTAATTAGAGTATTACAATCGATTGGTAGAGGTCTTAGAAAGTCAGATACGAAAGATTCAGTGATTTTATTTGATATTGCGGATGATCTATGTTGGAAATCCTACAGAAACCATACCCTAAGACATTTTGATGAAAGAATCAAGATATATAATAAAGAGAAGTTCAACTACAATATCAAGAAAATTCGACTTTAGGAGGAAATATGGGATATAAAATATTAAAACTCAATAATGGTGAAGAATTGATAGGTTCTGTTGTTGAAAACGAAACAAGCCTTCTAATTGAAAGGCCAATGGTTTTTATTAGTTCTACTATGTCTGGTAATAATGGCATGGCTGTTGATGTTACCTTTTTAAGAGATTGGCTACACAACAGCGATGATAAGACAATTGAGATCAAAAAAGATAGAATTGTTGCAATTATAGAACCAAGCAAAAAGTGTTCATCAATCTACGATGGTGAAAAGGAAAGAGAAGACAATGAGAAAAAACCAGTAGATGAATCTCAGATGAAAACTAATATAGAAAATATGTCGAATGAAGTCGGAGACTTTTTAGACTCATTTCTAAATGAATTAAATTCTGATATTTCTCAAGATTATCTACATGCAGTAGATGAGGAAATGAGAAATAAAAGAAGAAAGAAAAGAAGAAAAAAGAAAGAAGTTCTTAAGAATCCAATGATTCCAGACGAACTTAAGGAAAGACCAATGTTATATCTTAATATGGTTATTCCACCAGAAGCCATCATGAATTTAATCACTTCTGGTATTCTAGAACCAGATATGTTGCTTAAGATGATCGATGAGATCAAAAAGAGAAATAAATTTACTGGGGATGAAAAGGGTAGAGAAGACTTTGGAAATCAATTCTCAGATTGGAATCCAGATCCACTTAGTGATGATTACTCTTAAAGAACCTTTAAGAAACCCAATCTTCCTTAATACCACACAACAATTATATTAGACCTATTAAAACCTGTCAAGTAAAAAGTGTAAAAAAATATATTGAAGTTTTAATAAAAATGTGTATAATATTGTTATGAGCAAAGCAGAAAAGAAAAAAGACAAACATTATGTTGATAACGATGAATTTTTGTCTGCAATGAACAAATGGAAAATCATTGTAAACGAAGCAAAATTAAAAAACAAGCCAATGCCACCAGTGACTGATTATATTGGTCTTTGTTTTTATCAAATAGCAGATAGATTGTCAAGAAGACCTAATTTCATAAACTACCCATTTAGAGAAGATATGGTTAGCGATGGGGTGGAAAACTGCCTACAATACGCACATAACTTCGATGATCAAAAATCGGAAAATCCATTCTCATACTTTACACAAATAATATATTATGCTTTTCTTAGAAGAATAGATAAAGAAAAAAAACAAGCTTATATAAAATATAAGTGTATGCAGCATAATGATATAGATTCAAAGTATACTGAATGGTTGAGAGAAAACAATGAATCTGCGACTCTATCCGAATTTATTCAGAGAAATTTTTTCTTATCAGAGCATGATTTAGAAAAATTAGAAAAAGAAACAGAAGCAAAGGGAAAGAGAAAAAGAAAGAAAAAGAAATGAAAATTGCTATAATTAGCGATACCCATTTCGGGTATAAGAATGATGCTTCTTTTTTTCTTGAGGAATCTTTGAGTTTTTTTGAAAATGTATTTTTTCCATATCTTAAAGAAAATAAGATTCGACATGTGATTCACATGGGCGATTTATTGGATAGAAGAAAATATGTGAATTTTTTCACACTCAATCAGATTCATAAAAGATTTGCATCTTTTTTTAAAGACAATGATATAAATGTCTATTTAACTATCGGCAACCACGATACTTATTTTAAAAATACAAATGCAATTAATTCTATAAAAGAATTATTTTCTTTTTATGATAATTTTAATATAATTGAAAATCCAACAGAATTATATTTGGATGGATTAAAGCTTGGATTAGTTCCGTGGATAACCAAAGACAATGAGGATCTTTGTTATTCATTTATAAATTCAACATCAGCCTCAATACTGGTTGGACATTTTGAGATTAATGGTTTTGAGATTATTACTGGAATAAAGCACTCTTCTGGAAATGATGAGCAGATGTTCAATAAGTTTGATAAAGTTCTATCTGGTCATTTTCATATAAGGCAATCAAGAGGCAATATTCATTATCTCGGATCGCAGTATCAGATGAATTTTGGAGATATAAATTGTAAAAAGGGATTCACTGTATTGGATACCAAAACACGGGAATTGGAATTTATAGAAAATACTAGAAAAATATTCCATGTTTTGAAATATGACGATTCAACTGACAATGAGGTTGAAAAATTAAACCCAGAGTCTATTAAGAATTGTTATATAAAATTAGTGGTTATCAACAAAAAAAGACAGAAAAAGTTTGAACAATATGTCGATTATATTCTGTCAAACGAGCCTCAAGAATTTACTATAATAGAGGATCTTGACAATCAACAAGAAAAAGAAGATGATGTTGATGTCACACAAGATACGCTGACAATCATAGCAAAAGAAATAGACAACACCGAACAGATCAAAAATAAAGAAAAAGTTAAAACCATAATAAAAGATCTCTACATAGAAAGCATGTCATTATGAACAAAGAAAAAACAGCAGATGATTATCTTTTTGTTGAAGATACTGAACAAAAAATAAAATTTAGATCCATGATTGTGCCAGAAAAGGTTATCAATAATGATAATATTCAAGAAGATAAGATTTAAAAACTTTGGGTCATTTGGAAATAGGTTTACTGAACTAGAATTAACAAAATCTCCAACAACATTAGTTTGTGGGAGCAATGGAAGTGGGAAGTCATTTGCACTTCTAGATTCTATAACATTCGCACTCTTTGGAAAACCTTTTAGAAAAATCAACATACCACAATTGCAGAATTCAATCAATAGCAAAGAAAGTATAGTTGAGATTTTTTTTGAAATAGGAAATGATGAATATAAAATTCGCAGAGGATTGAATCCAAAGATATTTGAAATATTCAAAAATGACAAAATGCTAAATCAGGATGCTAAGTCTTCGGATTACCAAGATTTGTTGGAAAAACAAATCTTGAAGATGAATTTCAAAACATTTAGTCAGGTAGTAATACTTGGAAGTTCTTCCTTTATACCATTTATGCAATTAACAGCATCAGACAGAAGATCTGTAATTGAAAATATATTGGACATAGATGTTTTTACGACAATGAATAATTTGCTAAAAACTAAAACAACCGAGTGTAAAGAAAATCTTAAAGATATTTCTCACAAAATTGATTTACAGAATCAAAAAATAGAATATCAAAAAATCATTATAAACAAAACTAAAAGTTCTTCAAATATTGAAGAAATTAAAACTGAGATACAACAAAAGACAAATAATTACAAAGTATTATTAGATAAGATAGAGAAAGAAAATTCAACTAAAAAACAAATAGATGAGACTGTCTATTCCGATAATGTGAAAGAATTAAATAAATTAAACAAATTAATATCTCAGTTGGAAAGTAAAAAGGAAACAATAATCGATGAACTTTCTTTTTACGATAAAGAAGAAATTTGCCAAAAATGCAAGGGTAAGATAACAGAAGAAACAAAAAATAAAAATATTTTAGAATTGACTGAAAAGTTAAAAACTATAGATACTGCCTACGCTAAATTTCAGGAAAATATTAAAAATATTGAAAATTTAATCTCAAATATAAATATAGACAGGGAATATAATAAGAATATTGATGGAAAAATTCAAGAGTTTGAAAAACAAGCGTATGCCATCAAAATATCTTTGGACAACTTAAAATCAAAGATAAGCATAGATTCTGACGAAAGTGTAGAAGTAGAAAAAGAAAAAATAAAACTTTCTGAGATGGAAAAAGAATTAAACATGCTTATTATTGAAAAAGAAGATAAAAAAGAAGATCTGATAAATTATGAATATGCTTATACCCTGTTGAAAGATGGTGGTGTCAAGTCTAAAATAATTCGATATTACTTGCCAGCAATGAACAAGAATATTAATAAGTATTTAAAATCTATGGATTTTTTTGTTCAGTTTTTCCTTGACGAAGAATTCAATGAATCGATTAAAAGTAGAAATCGGGACGAGTTTTCTTACATGAACTTCAGCGAAGGTGAAAAAATGAGAATAGATTTATCACTTCTATTGGCTTGGAGAGATATCGCAAGAATGAAGAATAGTGTAAATTGCAATTTGCTTATCTTGGATGAAGTTTTTGATTCTTCTCTAGATGCTGGTGGAACTGAAGAAGTAATGAAACTATTAAATATTCTAGGCAACAATAATTCAAATGTTTTTGTGATCAGCCATAAAGCGGATCAAATAGTAGATAAATTTACAAGCGTTCTTCAGTTTGAAAAGAAAAATAACTTTAGCAGGATGGTAGGATGATTGAGTATAAACCAGAAGATGTAAACCTAAGAGGAATTTACAGAAAATACGACAAGAATGGAAATGTCAGCACATACTATACTGGTGATGTTGTAGATTTTGAGAATAAAAAATATATTGCAACTGATGTTATAGTTGGAATTCAACCAAAAACCATAGGAAGTGCTTGGAAAGAATTTGAGATATCGTCTAGATTTTATTATAGTATTCTTGAACCACAAAACACGAATGAAGGAGATAGGTGGTTGGATAGACAATCTGGTAGATTGTTTACAAGAGTACTTGACGAGAGTGGTCTAATTTGGGTAGAATTATAAGGGTAAAAAATGTCAAAGAAAGATAAAAACGGAAAAGGCGAACACAAAAAAACAGTTAAAACTTATGATCGTGGCATCAAGGATCGTGAAAAATCTTCAGAAAGAAATGAATATAAAAATAAGTTGAAGAATTTCGTCAGTGGCGACTATAGCCATTTGGATGAAGACGATCTTGACGACTTTGAATAATTTTGATACAATGGTGATTTATGACATCTACATCTATTACAATCAGCAAAACAACTTTATCGATTCTTAAAAACTTTGCTTCTATGAATTCAAACATTCTTGTGAAGCCAGGAAATGTTATTAAAACTATTACCCCATCTAAAAGTGGAATGGCTGAGGCAGTCATTGAGGAAACTTTTGATGTTGAATTTGGAATTTGGGATCTGAACAAGTTTTTAGGACTTGTAAGTTTGTTTAACAATCCTCAATTTGAATTTGGTGAGAAGAGCGTAAGCATTACGGGTTCAAATGGTTCTGTAGTCAAGTACAACTATTCTGAACCAAGGCTTCTAACATATCCACAGAAGACTGTAAATATGCCAAGCATGAGTGTCACGACTCAGATTCCAGATGGACTATTCAATGAACTTCATAGAATTTCTTCTGTTCTCCAATTGCCAGATCTTTCATTTATTAGCGATGGTTCTAATATTTACGCCCATCTATCTGATATGAAAGATCCGACTAGCAATAGTTACAAGGTGCAATTGGATGGGG